CGTATGGTTCAGCAGATACCGATGCTGACCTTGATCGCTGGCGCTGGGGCTATGATGTCATTCACCACTCTGGTGATCGTCATCTTGGCAATGTTCGCATGACGTGCCAGTATTGCGACATGGAAGGGGGCATTCATGCCCCCGCATGCCCTGCGATTTACGAATCATCCGATTTGTGCGGGGCAGGCAAATGCGCTGACCTTGAGGCCGGCGCTTACTCACGATTTCTCAGGCGCAAGGGGATCATGAATGGAAGACCCAGACGATTACCAGATAGCAGTACGAGCGGCGATGCAGATGGCCGAGAGATTCGGAGAGGACGTAGCAATAATGGACAACTTGTCGGTATTGTTGCTAAGGGAGGTAGATTCTCCTTGCATTGAGATTATTAGATGCCCAGCCGACAAGACATTGATTTACTTGCGCAAAAAGCGCCTTGGACTTATCAACAGATTTCCAAATTTTTCTGCAAAACCAGAAAAGCGAGCTTTACGCAAAAAGCCGGCTGGTGCTAAACTGGGTTAGCCCCAACTCCTAACCGCGTGCGGTGGCGCGGGTATAAGCACCTGATCAGGGGCGAACAATGAATGTCATGTTCATGTGATTGGTCAGGCGCTATCCACCGCACCCCTCCCCAGTTTTTCCAGTTTTTCAGTTTTCCAGTTTTTACACCCCCCCTTTGCCCTCAAACTCCAGCAAAAGATCGATGTAGTGTCTTGCCTTTAACAAGTCATCAGTACCGCCCTTGTCACGCCACCGAGTCACGTACTTGATCACGGCGTGCTCGCAAATTCCCAGACCATTCTCCAGTGCATACTCCAGCGGTTGTATCTTGAACCGCTTGTAATGATCCCCGCCTACCTGCTCGTCAAAGCTACTCACCCTTCAATCTCCTCAGCGGATTCCTGCCGCCAGCCAGACGCCTTTCCGATATCCAGTCCAGCCCCTCTTTCAGCACGCCCATTTTCTTGGCGTCATCCGAAACATCCCAGTCATGTAGCACAACCTCCTCCACCAGATACTTGTGATACGGCCCATACCGCCTCCCAATCAAATCCAGCGTGCGCCCGTAGCGTATGAGCGATTCGTTTGCCATTGTGTCCTTGGCGCGCTCCCCAGAAGACGGCTCAAGGTTAAGCGGCCTTGTGTACATTCCCGCCTGCGAAGCCTGCGCCATGATGTATTCTGCCGCCTGATGCTGGGGAAGCGTCAACAGCCCGTCCATTAGGTATCGATCAACCAGACACTGATCCATGACCTTGGCGCGGGGCATATTGCCGCCCTCGACCATCACGGCGTGGCGCTTGTGAATTTCCTTGGTTCCGAGGTCTGTATGTGACTTTTCAGAACTCATCAAAGTCCTCCCAACTCCGGTCAACTCCCTTAATCGTCCTGACTTCTGCCGGCGGAGCGTAGTCCCTGTACCTTCCATTTGACAACTCATATGTAAGACAAGCCATCCCCTGCTGGCCAGTCCACTTGAATCTAGATTTCCAGCAATGGATTTCGACGCAGTCCTCGCCTCGGTGGACGGTAATCCCCAGATCGGCTTTTGCAAACCATGCCGCAGAACCCGATATATTCATGCCCTTGGGCACCGCATAGCTCCCGTCTTCTCGGGGATACATTTTCTGTGGGTGAGCGACAAACCAAACGTGGATACCGTGGGCCTTGGCAAACGCAGTGATCCGACTGAGCATTTGACTGATGCTGTTGTGCTCTTCTGAGCCGACCTGCTCAATGTAGTTGTAGGGGTCGATGACCAGACCGCGCACGCCCAGACGCATGACAGCCTGTTTGGTTCGCTCAATGACGCTGTCAATGGTGCTCATCCCGCCGTCTTTTGATTCTAAAAAGACAAAATGATTGTTGATAAACTCGACAGATTCCTCCAGCTCGGACTCGGTCATTCTCGGCCCCAGACCGTCATAGAATCCTTTTCCTGACACTTTTTCTGCCAGCTTGGCAATGTGCATGTGAGGCGGGTTTTCAAACGAGCACACGGCAAACTTCCATGACTCGCGCTGGGCCAGATTAATCATGATCTGGTCAATGAACTCAGACTTGCCCGAACTGGGCATGCCGGTAACGATAGATAGCTGTCCCTCCGCTATTGTGAACAAATCATCTATAGCGTGATACCCGGTACTGGCCCCTCTTCCGTGGCCGTTGGCGTAGATGTCCTTGATGTCATTCAGATATTCCGACGCGCCATAGACTCCGGACAGCGGAACTGGCTCAGGGTTATCGAAGATCCGGCGCGTTTCATCTGCTCCTAACTTGTCAACAGCATCGTTTGCGTCCTTCGTGCCCTCGGGAAACTTGACCCGCCAGCACTTGGCCCGTCCCACCCGACGGGCGATTTCCTCTGCTAGTGCCTCGCCTGCCTGATCGTTATCGGTCGCCAGAATAACCCGCTTGACGCGCTCCAGACGCTCCCTTTCCTCCCAGATATACGAGAACTTATTGTCCTCCTCCGGAGAGACCCGATTCTGGCTGACCTTTGCAGGTGCGCCGTTGGGGCAAGATACGGCCTTAATTCCAACGCTAGCCAAGGCAATGACATCACACTCCCCCTCGACTATCGTCAAATCCTCGTCGATATCTTCCACGTTTTCGATACCGTAGAACGATCTTGGTGCGCCATCGCAGAGAAATCCCTTCCCTTCCACGGATCGCCACTTGATTGCGGTGGGGTTTTCCCGCGGCCCGTAGATAAAGCCGACCGCCTGTTTCATTTCGCCTTGAAAGTATTTCTCGCCAGTGGTCATTGCTGGTAACCCCTCAAGGGTATCCAGCGGCACGCCCCTGACGCCAAAAAAATCCTGTATCAACTGCACGTTGTAGTTTAGCTGGGTGGGTATCTTTACTATTTTCTCCATGTGAGCCTCGTAAAATTTTTTGCGCCGAACAGCGCCCGACAGGCCACAGTGGTGACAGTGGTACAGGGTGTGATCGGGCTTGATCGTGATTGAAAATGTTTTCTGATTTTTCTTTTTGCGCTGGTCGCCACACTCGGGACACCTTACTCGGGCGTCCTGACTATGGCCAAGAACGTAGTCGTTCAAAGCGGTCATAGCGGTTGCCTACTCCCTTTTTTTGTGATATGAGTAGACCCTAGAACTGTCCTAGACTAGAACAGTACCAGCTTAGAACATTACTATTTATATATAATTAGTAATGTACTAGACTAGAACAGTACTAGTGGTGAACCTCCCTTGAGCCTCGCCCCCGCCCATCGGGGGCTTTTTTATGCACAAGATGTTAGCTCTTCCATCACCATTCTGGCGACAACTTTCTGCTCGGTGCGACTGAGCAATAACATCTCATCCAAGGCGTCCTGCAAGCCAGACGGGAAACCCGCTATTTCACAGTGCGACAGGAATGCTGGGGATTGCAAATACTTGACGGCGTCTTCTTTTTCTTGCGGCTGTGGGCCAACGAGATCACGAATCGCTTGAAATATCACCTTGCTGTAGACCGTCTTGTAAATACCGGACATTGATTTCTGCCCTCGGGTTGTCTTTGTCAACCCCTCCCCAGATTATGTGCTTTTCTTTGACCTGCCTATCGTTCTTGTATATTGGACCCTGCATGCAGTCCAGTATCAGTGATTCGTCAAGATCAGGCCGTCTGCTAGCATAAAATATTACGATCCGAACGGCTACATCTTTCTCGACTGGCGGCTCAATTTTTCTGCATTGCTTTTCAAATGACTTGACATAGTCGAGCGCTTTCTGTGATTTGATGAACAGGGGTCGTCCGCTCTTGCTCTTAACAAGTCTACGGCTATTTGCTTTGCTACACGGCTCGCCATAGATCACCATTTCTACAATATTGTTTGACATTCCTTTCTTCCTCCTATTATCATTTCGACTGGTTCAAAACGAGGACCGCTGTATGAGCAAAATGGGACGCTACGTCTACCAACTTCAAGAAGCTGAAGAGAGAGAGCAGTATGATCAAGATCGAACGGAACATTCCAATCCCGCAACGCACCCGCTTGCCAGAGTTACCATTTTCGGAGATGGAGATCAACGAATCATTCCTCGCCCCAGTTATGTCAGAAGACGCCCGACTTGTCCAAGCGTTACGCCAACGGGTGGTGAGGTTCCAAAGGCGCAACCCTCCGAAGAAATTCAGCGTGGTGCGTGACGGCGACCAGATGCGGGTGTTCAGAATCCAGTGAGAATAACTAACCACACAAACCTACCGGAGCCTGTCTATCAGGCGCTGACCCACAGCGATTACAGCCGTGGCAACAGCAATCGATCTGTTACGCAGTTGATCGACTCTCCGCGTGTGCGCATCCTCAAAGCCGAACACGATGCATTGATTGAGGAGGACGCATCCGACATGGTCTGGTCTGTGCTTGGCACCGCAGTCCATAACATGTTTGAGCGACACCAACCGGACGGCCACATCGTGGAGGAAAGGTTGTTTGCCGAGGTCGATAACTGGCTTATCAGTGGCGCCATCGACCTGCAACGCTCCGAGGCAGATGGCACCGTCACCATTCTCGACTACAAGTGTACGTCAGTCTGGTCGGTCATCTACGGCAAGAAGGAGTGGGACAAGCAACTTAACTTTTACGCTTGGCTGGTTGAGCAGAATCATGACGCAGAGGTGTCGGCGCTAAACATCGTGGCGGTTTTGCGGGACTGGCAACGAAACAAGGCCGGCGAGGCCAGCTACCCGAAAGCGCCAATCGTGATCGTGGATATCCCGCTCTGGAGCAAACAAGACAGGGATAGCTATGTGCGCGAACGGGTTCGCCTGCACGACGAAGCGGAATTCCTACGCCTGACCGGCGAGCCACTGCCCCTCTGCTCTGATGAAGAGCGCTGGAAAAAACCTGACCAGTTCGCTGTAAAGAAAGACGGCAACAAACGAGCGTTAAGGGTGTTTGACTCAATGGAGCAGGCGCGTGAATACGCAGAAGGAAAGGATGATTTGATCGTTGAGACGAGAGAGGGACGGTAC